CTTCGCCAACCAAATAACCATTATTGCTTTTAATATCTATATCAATATCGCTATTGATTTGTGGTAAACCATTATATTTAAAATAGAAATGAAGACCACCCGAAGGTGTCTTAACAGTATATGTGTTGTATTCCTGAACTAATTTCATCATATCATTATGACCCATAAACTGATAAAAGGGATGGTTTTCATTCCACTTGTAATAGTCTGGGTCAAATCCAATAATATCATTTACTTTGCCACACGGAATACCCAGATTGCCTTTATGGTTCTTAAAATTTACTTGTTGATTATGTAACCACGACTGACCTTGCTTTGGGTTCTTGCTAAATCCTTGCAAACGAATTTTTTTAAAGTTCTTTATCCTATTAGACATTATAGTATTATATATTATAATTAGATATTTTTTTAAGTCATTTTATTTAATTGTTATTTTTAATAGTATTTTAAACAGCGGTGTTAAGGTGAAACCGAATTACCCACTTTGGCATTCTTAATCACTATATATATATTGCCAAGTTGGGTAATCGCTGAATATTAAAGATTTTATAATAAAAACATAAAATAAAAATCTAATTAAATAATATATATTATGTCTTTAATCACACTAAACTCGAACGGACAAAGTCCATATCTATGGAATAATCATTTCCCCCAACCTATAAAAATAAAACCTTTTTCGCAGGTATGTGTACTCAAGTTTTTACACTTCAGGGACAGTGAAAAATATTCTATAAGTCAATCATCTAATACTATAAAATTCAATATTGGAAATACTCAATTCGATGCTATAAGAATTGCACGAATCCCTGTAGGCACTTATTCTGGTGATGATTTAGCAACCGCAATCCAAGACGCTATGAACCTTGTTTTACAACAGCAAAATTATACATTTACATGTGAATTTAAACCATTAGACCCTACATTCTCACCACCTACCCCCAATCCTGATGAGTTACGTGCCGAAGCACAATTCACTATTAGTATTGCATCCGTTACAGCACCTGCAGTATCCCAAATGACGTTCGAACAGTTAAGTAGTCCCCCTGAAGTAGACATCAATCAGGCATTACAACCTGGATCAACTGTATTAAGTATGGCAAATCAACCGAGTGCTGGAACAGAAACGATTATTAATGAAAAGGGTATATTAACACATGAAGGAAGTTTTATTATGGAAAATATTGGTTGGGATTATGGTGAGTTTGTAAATGGGGATTATGGATTTAACGTGCAGACTATAGGAATTTGTCGTAATGTCATTAGTGATTTAGTAAATGCTACACCAGACCTGGCATTTAATCAGTTTAAGCAAGATTGCTGGGTGGCACTATCACGAACAGGTGTTACTATTGGAACAATTGATTTAAGACCAAATGGTGAATATGGAGATCCTGGATATGTGACAAGTAGGCAATGCCGTGCTATTCCTGGTGCTGTAATTCAAACCGCATTAAATGGTATGGGTTGGGACGTTGATGATGAAGTTAATACCAGATTCAAGTTTATTATAAATACAACTGGTTCTGCACGTCGTATTGTAGTGCAGATACAAGCAAGTAGGGATTGCGGACAGACGTACGTGGATATTACTGGTGCTGGTAATGACCCACTGGGACAACCCTATATTGCTAATTTTACTGGAACGAATACATATAATTCTGCAATTTGGGTAAGTGATAATGTTAATTGGAACGATCAAGACGATGATGGTGCTACATTAGCAAAACAAAATGTATTACAAACAAAGAACGCCCCTTTTAAACCTACTATGACATTTAACGAACGACCTGAAGCATTAGGTATGCCAGATTTAAGTGCTGTTGATTTAGTTTTAGTGCGACAAGATAATAACGACCAGATACAGATAGATGATTATGTAGGTGTTGAGGATTATGATTTTTCAGTATATAATGCTACACAAGATACAACCATTTATTTACAACAAAGATTAAAAGATTTACCAATGACTGAACCTTCTGCATCCACATTTGACACCTATACGATTGAAGGTGACCCTAACGATGGTGGTGCAAATTATGATTATGAATCTGGTGTATTAACCATTAATCCTACAGCAGGTGGTTCATACACTATAGGGGATTCTAATGGTTTAGTTGCTTCACAGCAAACACAATCACAACCAGTATATTATAAATGCCGTGGAATAATCAATCCAGAATCAAGACCTATTGAATTAATGGGTGATGGATTTACTGAAAGGAAATATACAAAACATGAAGTGCATAATACTTTAATTAGTATGAATCTTGGCGATTCACCAAACGACCATGATACTTCACTTGGTGCTGATTTATCACGAAAGACCACACTATTTGTAGGACAGATTAATGAGGCAGACCGTGTTAATCCTGCCTTCCAGAATGCCCCAGTCTATTTGAATTCATTTGCCAAAAACGAATCAGGTGGCACAATACGACCAACAATCGGTGGGGAAGATAATATATACCTTACACCAACCGCTGGAACTGACGCAAGATTGTTTAGAAGTGAAATTGATACACAGACATTTAGTCGAGATGCTATGTTGAATATTAGTATAGATGAATTTTCTGGGTTAAGAAGTCATACAGGTATTGATAGACTTGCTGGGAAAAATTTGTCTGGTATGGGTAAGGTTCTTGCTTCTCTACCAAAAGAAGAATTTAGAAGCACCGCAGGTGGTATACAAGTGAATGGAAATCTTGTATATGTTGCACCATTCGAGAATTGGATAGATATTAATAACGGACAGGAATTAAATATTAATCAGTTGTCTGTTGCTGTTCGAGAACCAAATGGAACACTTGCTGGTGACCTTGTTCCTGATAGTATGCTTCAAATCAAAATAAGGGAAGATCCAAAAATGGAAAATCGTAGAATGATGGAAAAACAACACGAGATGCTTACCCTTGCATTGTCATCGGCACAAAGAACCGCAGGAATATTATCCACCAATCTCTCACAGGTTGGTTCTTAATTACCCACTTTGGCATTCTTATTCTCTATATATATATTGCCAAGTTGGGTAATTGAAAAATTAAAGAATAATTATAAACAATAAAAAAAACTTATTTAAAAAAAATCTCACTATTATATATAAGTCTATAATGAATACTACAACTCAACAACAATCAATTTCACGTGTTGGACGTGGTTCAAATAAATCGCATTATCATTACTGTATTACGGATAGAAAAACAAATGAAAAAACATATTACAAAACATTAAAGAATATTAAGGAAGACTTGGGGATTTCTCCAAGTAACGTATATCTAATGTGTAAGTCACCAGAAACAGAGCGTCGCAAGTACAACGATCTATTAATTGAGAAATGCCACGAGCATTATCTATTTGTCGAGTATGGAATTGAACCAGAGAATATCCTCACTTAATAAATTTATTTAATAACCATATATTTATTTTTAATGATTCATTCATATTCAAGTCATATTCACTAATGAAATCTTTTATTATTTTTAATTTATCATCTTCTTTTATTTCATCATTTTGTTTAGGTTCTGTTAAAGAACAAATAAACTGATTCAAGTTATATTTTTTAATTGTTAGTTCATCAAGATGATTACAAACGATGCACTCATATTTATTTGTTTTAAATGCCGAAGACCCACAATTAAATACTAATTTAAATCCTAATAGATATTCTTTTTTAGTTGTTTCATTTAATATGATTTGTTTATCATGAATCCTATTTAATAATTGTTTAAATGCCTGTAATCCTCTATACTTACTTTGTTTAAGACGAGGCATAGAAGATTTATAAATAATATCTTCCTTATGTTCCGTAATTAATTTAACAAGTTCATATAAGTTTTTGAATTTAATATTTTCAAGTTCAGTATATATGTAATACATTTTATATATATACTATTAGATATTATTTAACTTTTATATCCTTTTAAAAATCTGGTGGTTCTTCATTTAGTTCTGCGTAATATAATTCATTCAATCCAAGTCGGTGATCGAAATACAAGTCAAGGACATTATGGTGATAATAATCCTTATTGCCATTATATAATTCGTAGGCATCTCGTCTGTCATAATGCATTCCAATTATTGTATTTTTAATTTCATTATTAATATCTCTTTGGTAAGAACCGTGAAGTTGCTTGGCAACATTATCAATCATCTCGTTGGGAAGGAAGTTAAGAAGGCAATTCATACTATTGGATATAATAGTATATGCGTGAATCCCTTTAAGTCCTTTCTGGAAGTTAGTTTTATGCTACTTTTACGATAATATTAATAAAAGACACTTAAAAGTAGAATAAAAAATATTTTTTATTCTTGTTTTATACCCTTTTTTGCGTATATATTACTTTTATTCTGGTTTTATGTCCTATTTTGGGACTTAAAGACCGATTACCCAACTTGGCAACATATATATAGAGATAGAGATTGCCAAAGTGGGTAATTAATCAAAAGTAATTGTAAAATCTCCATGCCTTCTTACAAATCCCCCCACAAGTTTCTCACCTTTCCAATATTTTGGCAATTGTTTATTTATTTTATATTTGCTATTTTGTCTTCCTGAATCCTTGTAATATTCTCGTTGATATTCTTGCAGTCGTTCCTTATGAAAATTATAATATGCTTGTCTATATTCTTTGCTTCTGCTGTCGAACTTTTTGTATTCGTTTTCGTTCTTCATTCTTATCATTACGTGAGATTTTATTTTCAGGTAATGCACCGCTTATTCCTATAGGTTCAACTTCTCTCGTTATTTTATATATCACAGAATTATGTGGTTGCAATCTTGGACGTGATCCATCAGGCAATCGTATTTCAGTTTCAATCTCACTTAATACAAATGATTTAGTTGCTGTGTACGTAAAGGATTGTTCCAAACCATAGAAGAAGTCACCTTGATTATAATTCCTTGTTATATATCCTATCACTGGTAATTTACTTTTTCCATCTTGTCCCCCATAGTATTCAGTATCTGTGCCACCCTGGATGATACTTGAATAAACTAATAGATACGGATAATCTAATTTACTTGGTAGATTGTTTGCAATAATTGATGCTGATTGAACTGATGGTCTTGATTGTAATCCTGTATTCGTTCCTAAATCATACAAAGGCATATTTAATAGATTAGCACTTGCTGGTTGATATTCTGGACTTGAAATATATGCAGTGGTCGTAAGTGGTTTCATTAGTGTATCTAATGCTTCCGTATAATTACTGGGTAGTTTCTTTGTTATAAAACTTTGTTCTAATCGATTGTTGGAACTTCTACCAAATGCTGGTAATAAATCTTCTAATTGAAAACCCATTTTATCTAAAACATTATTGTATATAATATTCTTATCATAGGACTTAAAGAATCCTGAATCATCTTGATTCCTAAAATTATAAGAATTCGAATGCTTAAATCCTGGTAGTAATTCTGTTTCATTTCCTTCCTTATCATACAAAACAATTGCCTCAATACTTAACCCAGAATAACTATCTATTATTGAACCATTCACCTGTGGGATTTGAGAACCATTTACGTTACTCGATCCTTGTTTATATCCACCAATACAACCCATCACATTTAAATTATATACTTGTTGTTCTGGGTCTGTGGTTGGTTCTAATATATATGGATTGTCTGTGGGACTTCCATTACCTATGGTGATTGGTGTATTCAATCCTGATATTGTAAATCGTGATAATGATGTATCAAAATTAATACTTGGATTTGAAGCACCCATCATCATCATAGAATTAAATGCACTTGGTTCAGCAAAATTTGCATTAGCATTTGCATAGTTGGTATTATATATCATGACAGCGTTATTCCTTATTTTAGAAACATCATATCCCAACATACTTCCATAATTAGAACAATTGTTCCCTATCTGCCAGAATTGGTCTGTACCATTTATAAGTGGGTTATATCCTGACTTGGTAAATTCTACACTTGGGACTAATTGTTGTATAGTAACCTTTGGTGCTTGTATCTGTAAATGACTTCTAAATGCAATATAAGGTCTTCCACCAAATTTATAAAAATCATTCGTTAAGTCAGTTGGAAACACAGGCACAGCACATAGATCATATTTTTCTGCCATAGCAATTAAATCACTTGTTGATAGTGTGCCAAATTCTGGATCGGTATATGTTTGTTGGAATGCATCTTCGATAGGATAATTATCACCCCCACCACCTGGAACATAATATGAAAATTTTTGATTTCCAAAACTTTCATCGCTTATTAAATTATCGTATAATTGTTGATACGATGGGTGAATATTATTAGCATCAAAAGGAACATAATTACTAAATCTACTTGACACCACGATTGAAGGCATTTCAGCACCATCTGTTCGTGGATTGCCATCATAATGTGTGTATTGCCCCCAGGGGATACTATTTTCAATAGGAAAAATTCTAAAGTCAGGGTCACGTTCCCAACCTATAGGGGCAAATATAGACTCTTCACTATCTCCAATAATTCCTATTGTGCCTTGACTTTCATATTCCCAAAATGTTTTAAATCTATATCTGCTAATAGTTTCTTCATTACCGTTGTATGGGTATGCTCTGCTTTTATCATCTACATACATTCCTAAGTCTAAATGGACTGCAAGATTATTATGATAATTCACTGATGATGTATCGAATGGTTCATCTAAATTACCCCAATACTTTTCTGCCTTTTTAAACCCTTCTGCAATATTTCTAATGTTTATTTCGGTAAAATATATATTCGTTAATAACCACCCACCTTTATTATATCTCTTGTATCTGGTAAATTCATCTTCATAATTTTGGGGTAATCCTTGTGTGTCTGTATCAGCAGGTAATTGCATTAATAGACTGGGTAATAATCCAACATTACCTATTGCTTGATTTCTAAAATCACCTTTACCTGCAACAGGAAACAAACCAGAATTAATTTGATTAGAAACATTATCATTATTAATACCATAATAGAATCTTCTAAAACAACCAAGTCCCTCGATCCTTTCTGGTTCTTCGTATGCCACATTTGCATGATATGATCTTAAAGCACCAAAAAAAGTTTGTTCTAAATCATTATCACCAGGAAACTGTTTCGTAGGGGGACTTTTCTCTATTAATAATGGTTGTTCTCCATTTGGATTAACAAATTCTAAAAGACTATTACCAAAATTACACGCCATAGGTGTATACGTAGGGGTTTCTACTATTGGTGGTTTTGCTGTATATGACTGACCGTTTTGATGAATTGAATTCATATTATAAGTTTGATAAGATGCATATTTTGTTCCATCTAATACATTTAATGAAGTTGGTTTAGTTAATTGTGTTGTTAATATCGATGCTATATTATCTGGTGTTTCTAATCCAGTCGGCACTTCTAATTTAAGTTTGGTTCGTCTTGTAAAGAATTTTGGTTTTTCATAATGCCAAGGTATTACCGTTGTTGATGCTTGACCGTCATTTCTTGGTAATAAATTTGGAACACCAGCGTATTTATTCCAAGATAATCCAGTAAAATGTCTATCTGGTAAATAGAATTTTCTTCCAGTAGCACCAAATGATGATTTGCTTTTAATAGTATCGTTCATTACACTTCGTAAGGTTACAAATTGATTTGCTGTGGGGGTTGGTGTTGAAGAATTTATTTTTATCAATCCAAATGTAGGCAATCCAACAGTGGGGTCTAACTCAATATGACTACTATAATCTATAATTTCAAAACCAGTAGGAATACCTACGCTTCCACCCCCACCTTCGTCCTGAATACCAGTGCATTTGAATACCAAATTTTGTACGCCTTGATAGGACGGAGCGTCTGCTGGATTACCCTTGTATACATCACCAGCAACATAACCTGTGCCTATTTGTGTGGTAGACAACGTAAAAAAATTGGTATAATATGCCCTTGTCATAGTAGTAAGTTTTTGATTTGGATAACCTGGCATATTAAAACCTGTATCGTTTAAAGGTTGTGATAGTTTATCATAATTAACTATATATGGTTCTCCATTAGCACGATTTAATAGATTATATTTATCATTAGAATTCTTGTCAATTCCATAATAGGTTTCACCTGATGCCGTTGGTAATTTAATTGTATTCGTTCCAACATCATTAATATAATAAGTTAGATCTAAACCGAATTGTGTATCCATAAACCCTGCTTGTGTTTCCTTCCCAACTAATTCCATCGTGGAATCACTTGCACCTTGAGTATTAATTGCAGAAGATTCACACGTAATTACATCACCAGGATTGACAACAATCCCAGTTGAATTAACATTATTAACCCATCGATTTTTAAATTCATCTTCATTTTCATTTATGTTTTTATAGTTCTTTTGACTATTCAGTCTATTGCATTCCATTAAAATGTATTTTGTTGTCATAATATTACTATATAATAAGATTATAATTATAAGTTTTATATTCTTATTATACGAAAAAATATTATTATGATTAATTAATAAAAAAAGTAACGTAAAAAATTAAGATTCTAAATACCAGACAATTACCCAACTTGGCAATATATATATAGAGATTAAGAATGCCAAAGTGGGTAATTAGGCAATGACAACCTCACCATTTCTAATATTGACTATCTTTTCAATATTGGTGAATATTCTCATCTGTCTGGGTTGGTCGTTGTTATTATTTTGTTTGCGTGTGTATGTTCTCTGTAACAGAATGGGTTTAACACCGACCTTGACACCATTACCCAACTCATTAAGACCATTTTGGGTGCAGTCATATCCGTAGTAGTGTGCCGTTCCACGGACATCATTTTGAATTGTGCCATTATCTGCTTTAGGCAATTCATGTGCCTCAATCTTTCCAATACACACCGAGTTTTGATTAAGACCCTGTAGTGGTAGTGCTTCTTTATCTGTATCTGCATCAAAGGAATATAACTGATTAGGACACATAAGATTCTTACCCATAACCTGTGCGAGTTCTTCGTATTTATGGGGAGGATTCACAACATTCCTATCATAAATTCTCTGGTCGTTAATACGGAAATTATATGCCGTTGGGATCTCCAGTTCTTTACTGACATATTTACCTAAAAAGGGATTGTTTTGAGTAGTATTCTTTTCGGCAACGAGAATGCTTCTAACCGTTTTACCAGATACAGCAATTTGACGCTCTACCCTTTGTTCGAGTGTTGCACCAGCACCAACACCAGATGCAGGAACATCAGCATTTGTAGTAATTAAATCCTCGAATAAAATACTTAATCCATTTGCGGATTGAGTTTGTGAAACCATTTCACTCATCTTGGGGTCACTGTAATATAAATGGTCGCTAATAAACTTAACCTGATTCACAGCAATTGAAATACCAGTATCAACACCACCAGCACGTAAGCAACAAATAGTGCCAGTTTCACCAAGTGGTTGACTGTTGAAATTTACTTCTAAATAGACGTGTTCTTTCATCGCCATAAGTGGTAATTTCCTGCTTCTCATCATAGGAATAAGGGTGGAAAGTGGAATAGAGAATAGTGGCGTTGTAGTTTCATCTTGAGTAGGTCTTAAAAAGTCTGGTACATCAAATTCGCTTAATACAGGGTTGGCATTAATACTTGCAACCATATCTCTATATATAATACGACCAGAATCAGTAGCACCCCAACGATCACCACAAGCACCAGATTTAACCATATCAATATATGCACGATGTTCTGGGGTTTCAAATTGACGTGTCATAGTGGTATAGTGTGCGTAGTCGTCATTCGATGCTAAAACTCGACCACCAATCTTAAGGAAACACGATTTAATAGCACCATGACATCCAGTTGTAAGGGGAAAGAAATGATTTGCACCAGCAAGGACACCAAGTTGTAACATAGAACCACCATCTAAAATACCAGTTCTTGGTAATTGAAAAACTGCCTGATTCTGCGTAATAGTTATGGGGTCTAAAACCTCCGTTTTAATATCCATATTTTCAATATCTTGTGATGGTTTAATGTCAAGAATAGAAGGTAGAGAATTCATAGTATATACTTATACAATAGAAAATAATTTTAATATTTTATTTATTAAAAAACTTTTAGAAAAAGTTTAAACAAAATATTAAAAAGTTAAAAGTAAATTATTAAAAAGGTTCTTTAAATACCAAAAAAAAAAATATAATTTTGTCAAAACTTTTTTAAAAAGTTTATTACTTAAGAAACAACGGAAATTCCTTGTGGTGAATAGACTAACGAATTCTTGTTCTTTATGTAAGTATAAACAGCATTAGGTGATTTGCCATCAAGATTACTCTGGATACGACTGGAATATGCCTGTCCCCTGAAATCAACACCAACCCCACTAATATTATCAACTGCAACACCTATAGAAAAATTCTTAATACCAGCATCAACACTTGTAACTGACTGTAATCCTGATTCATCATAAAGTCGCTGATCCTCGCCACCAAATCCCTCAAGTTGCGGTTGGTTAGTAAGTTTCCTTAATTGTGAGAACGGTGAAACAGAATTCAAGGCATTCACAAGCACACCAACTTGAGGACGACCATTAGCACTCTGTGTAGCAACATCCAAATCGTAATCAAGTGCAAGTTTCATACCACCACGAGAAAATCCAACCTTATTCACAAGCACATCAGTATCATACACATTTCCACCAGCATTAGTATTCTGGGGTAATCCAGTTGAGTAACTATCTTCACTATAATTATTTGCGTGAGAAACTGGAAGGAAATTATGGAATATATCAAGCACATTAGATGAAGCAAGATTATAGGTCTGGGTGGCATCGCTGGAATCAATAACACTATACATATTGTTAAATGAATTATATGTGAATTCACCAGAACCAGGAACACTTAATTTTGCCATTCCTTCAGCATCTGGAATCATGAAATCACCAGTAATTGACAAATCGCTTAATTCATAAAATGCCCCAGCAGGAGCATCAGCACCAGTTAGGAACTGCTGGTCGCTCACTAATTCGATACTGATTTGAAGACCACGAACACCATTTATTCCCATAGGAATAGCATTACCACCATTAAACATACCAACCTTGAGAGAAGCACAGAAATTAGTAGTATTATTAATAAGATTGCCAGTAACAGCATTCATACCAGTATTAAGTTCTACAACACCACGATTTGAAATAAAATCCTCTGGTGAATGTGTGGAAGGAAGCACAGTGCATAACATACGACCATATTGACGTAGTGATTCTAAAGTTTGGTTAGTTTCACTCGAACTAATATTCACATTCTGGAATGCACCATTTATACCCAGGCGTGAATTACAAGTAATCGCACCTGTTGTAGCACCACCACCATTACCACGTGACTGATTTATTCC